CACGTGCATCAGAGTTATGAGCCGCCGAAGAGTTATGCAGAAATTGAGAGAGAACTGTACCACGTGCAAAAAGAGCTAAGGCAGTTAGATTCAAACCAAGTAGACATGCTTGAGGAGTTAAGTGAAGTCATCGAAGTCGATGGAAAGCCTTCTGGCCCAGAAGAAGAAGCAGCTGATGCTTCTCAAGGCCAAGAAGGAGTATGAGCGGAAGCTTCCGCACCTGTACGGGCATAAGTTCTACAAGTGGCAGCGTCAGTTCGTAGATTCCACAAACAAAATGAACTTGCTCACGGCTGCCAATCAGATTGGTAAGTCGTCAGCGAGCATTCGTCGTTGTATTACGAATGCGACTGAGCCCGAGCGTTGGGAACGGCTTTGGGGTGTAGGGGCTAAGCCTAAGATGTTTTGGTATTTTTACCCCGATCAAGAAACACTTGAGAAAGAGTTTGCGACAAAGTGGGAGCCTGAGTGGCTGCCAAAAGAAGATATGAAGGATGATCCGAAGTATGGATGGCGGGTAACGAAGGATCGAAACGTCCCAAGAGCACTTCACTTTAACACCGGCGTGATTGTTTATTTCCTCTACTACACGAAAAAAGTTTCAGCCGTACAAGCTGGTTCCGTGCATGAGATTTTTTGCGATGAAGAAATGCCGCTTGAGTTTTATGATGAGCTTCAGATGCGCATGGTTGCAACGAACGGGATATTTAATTCCGTGTTCACACCAACGCTAAATCAGCTTTTCTGGAAGCAGGCGATGGAGGGGAGGAAAATCCTTCCGCATGCGCTTAAGCTTACGGTCTCAATGTATGATTGCCTCGTGTACGAGGACGGTACACCGAGCACTGCTTTTACGCTGGAGAAGATCGAACGGATCAGGGCAAATTGTAAGAATGAAACCGAGGTTCAAAGACGGGTTTACGGGAAGTTTGTCACTGAAGAAGGTAGAACTTTTTTCGCGTTCGAATTTGATAAGCATATGGTGGGACGGTATGACGTCTCAAAGTGGAACATTTTTTCGGCTGTCGATTACGGCTCCGGCCGATCCGGCGGCCAAGGTCAGGGGCATCCGTCAGGGATCGTGTTTCTTGCGGTCAGACCGGATTATCAAAAAGGTGTCGTGTTCAGAGCGTGGCGCGGGGATAACGAGAAGACCACAGCAGGGGATCTTTTCAACAAACATCAAGAGTTAAGCATTGATTTAAAGCTGACAAACAGTGTGTATGATCATTCGGCCGCAGATTTCGGAACGATTGCAGCCAGAAACGGTGTCACGTTTAACAAAGCGTCCAAAGCTCGCGATGTCGGCGAAGCTCTCGTTAACACTTTGTTCAAACACGGGATGCTTGAGATTTTTGATGACGATGGCGAGCTTCTAAAACTTGCCGGAGAGCTTACGCACGTCATGAAGGATCGCCAAGCAGGAGAGCATAAAACAAACGATGATCTGGTTGATCCGCTCAGATATGTTTGCATGCTTGTTCCGTGGGACCTTGAAGTAGTGAACGAGATGCAGAACGCTGCGATCGAGACAAAAATAAGAAACGCACGACCAAAGACTGAGCAAGAGCTTATCGCTGATCAAATCAGGGAGCGGCGGGGGGAGGACATCTATGGCAAAGAGAAGCAAAGTGACAGTTGGGATGAGTATGACGAGGAAATCAACCACTGGAACGAGGAATATGGATAAAAAGGACTTGAGTGCAGCAGATATCTGCCGAATAATAAAACAGTGTCAACAAGGTCGGGTCCATACGTTTTCGTATCAAGGACTCAGCCTATCATTTCTTCCTCACCGAAATGAGGAAGCCGCGAGCTTAGGCCAAAGCACGGACCCAGTTTCTTATATGACAGAAGCTGAAGTATCTGAGCAAACCCATGAACATTCACAGATTGAATTGATGGATAAAGAAGCCATGCTCGAAGCTGAAGAAGCGCAGTTAATGATTGATGACCCAAGAGCGTTTGAGCAGCTGCAGATCCGTCGAGACATCGAAAGGAATAGGCAGCTAGATGGACAAGCACAAACTCGATGATCTAAACCAGCTTTATCGTAACGCGGAAACTTGTGACGAGGATTTGTTTGCAGAGATGAGGTCAAACCTCATGCTCGTCTCTGGAAACCACTATAATAAGAAGTCGGCCGCCTACTTCAGCCGTGTTCGGAACTCGAACAAGATCAACGAATCTCAAAAGCTTCGTCTGACTAAGAATCACATTCATAAAATCACTCGGCACTACATTAACTCCATTTTGTCAAAAGTTCCGGGCGTCATGGTTGCTCCGCAGAATGATTTGGACATGCAAGACAAAAAAGCTGCGACTTTAAATCAATCCGTGTGGGTTGATGCGAAGAATAGATACAATTTGAAGGAAAAAATCAGGGAATTTGCCCATAACTTCGTGGAAATCGGCGAAGTGTGCTGTTTTATGTTCTTTGATCCTTCAGAAGGGGAGCTTAAAGGCTATAAGCCGAAGCTTGATGAGGCAGGAATGCCTGTGATGGATGAAAACGGGCAGCCTGCGCAAGGAGAACCCATCTTTGAGGGCGGTTTTGTATTTAAAAACATCCCAGGATTCAATTTACTCCGTTCACCCAACGCTACTTCAATGAAAACCAGTCCCTATCACATACTTCGTGAGATGGTTGATAAGAAAGAGCTCGTTGAGGTCTACAAAAACGATCCCGTGAAACTTAAAGCCATTGGAGAGGGTGATCCGGATGCTTTTGTGGTGTTTGACTCAAATAAACAGAGTTACAACGCTGAAGAGAGCCAAATTCTGGTCAGATATCACTTTTTTAAGCCTTGTAAGGTCTATCCAGAGGGGTATTTCTACGTTTCCACTGAGCGTGGAGTTCTTGAAGAAGGAACGCTTCCATACGGTATTTACCCCCTTATTTGGGAGGGATTTGACACTTTTGCGACAAATCCACGTGGATATTCGGTCGTAAAGGTTGCACGTCCCTTTCAGGCTGAAATTAACCGTGCAAGCTCACAAGCGGCCACTCATCAGATCACAATTGGCGATGACAAGATCATTTACCAAGGCGGAACGAAGCTTGCGCCCGGTGCTTTGCTCCCAGGTGTGCGCGGGATCACTTATCAAGGTACGGCTCCGCAGATTTTACCGGGAAGAACCGGCGAGCAGTTCCTCCCCTACATTCAAGCTCAAATTTCTGAGATGTACGAAGCTTGTATGCTTGATGAGATCAATGCTGAGAACCAAAACGGACAAGTGGACCCTTATGCTTTGCTGTTCCGTTCTGCGAGCTCTCAGCAGAAATTTGCGCAGTATACAGAGAAGTTTGAAAACTTCTTAAAAGATTTCTTGTTCACTTTTCTTGAGATGGCCAGACGCTACATGCCGGATGACTCAGTCATTCAAGCAATCGGTAAGTCTGAGGCGATTAACATCTCTGAATTTAAAACGACAACGCCTTTGGCGTATAAAATAAAAATTGAAGAGCAGTCAGAGACAATTGATCAGCGCATGGGGCGCCAGTTAGCTTTGAATCATGTGCTTCAGTATGCAGGCAACCAGCTTGATCCGAAACAGCTGGGCCTTCTTTTAAAAGAGATGCCTTTCCTTAATAACAACTCACTGTTTAAAAAATTCTCTCTTGATTTTGAAAATGTTGAGAACGACATGCTTCAAATCGAGCGCGGCCAGATGCCGTTCATCTCTCCTTATGTTGATAATCAAGTGTACGTCGATAACATCACTCATCGAATGAAGCAGCCAGACTTTCAGCTTCTAAATCCGCAAGTACAACAGATCTATGATCAGTACTTACAGATTCACGAAGATCAGATTGGTCAGAAGATGCAAGCACAGCAAGCGGCGAAGGATGGGTTTATCCCAACAGGCGGATCACTCATCACAGTCAGTATGCAAGTGGCAGATCCGAAGTCACAAAGTGGTTCTCGGCAAGTAAGGCTTCCATATGAAGCTGTTATGTTTTTGATTCAAAAACTTGAGGCGCAAGGTTCGTCGCTTCAGAGTTTAGAACAAATGAACCAAGGAGCGGTAATGGACATTCAAGCACAGCAGGTACCTGGCCCCGGTCAGATCTCTGCTTTGCCAGGAGGTCAGTTACCCCCGCAACAATAACCTCAAAGAAATGAGGAAAGGAAGCACCGATGGAGACGACAAATGAAACATCAGCAGCGAGTGAAAGCACAAGCAGTGCTGGACAAACTAGCGGAGGAATTTCTGGAGCGACGGAAAGCGGAAGCTCAAGTGATTCTGGAACACAAAGCGCAGTTTCTGGCGGAGATACTGGAAAGTTGCCAGGGGCAGGGAACCCACCCCCAGCCGGAGGAAGTTCCCAAGACGCACTAGCACAGACAGGTGATTCTGCCCAGACGCTTGCGGATGCCTGGAAACCTAACTTCAAGTTTAAAGTAAAAGACAAAGAGTTAGAGTTTGAAGATAGTCTCAAGAGCCTAATTAAGACGAAAGACCTGGAGTCAAAGTTCAGAGAGCTCCATGAAAAAGCTTACGGTATTGACGAGGTGAAAGCTGATCGTCAGACGGTGAAGCAGGAGCGCGATGAGTGGAAGGGAAAGTTTGGCCAAGTTGAGTCAAGCCTTCAGACTTTAGGGTCGTATGTCCAAAAAAAGGACTATCACTCGTTTTTTTCATCTTTAAATATTCCCAAGCAAGATATTATCAATTACGCTATTCAAGAGCTAAAGTATCAAGAGCTTCCTCCCGAACAGAAGGCAGCAATTGACCAGCAACGACAGCTGGTACAGAGTCAAGAGACTTATGCTCAGCAGAACAACCAGCTACAACAGCAATTGTCGCAGGTGCTTGTTCAGCAAGTAACTTTTGAGATGGATCAGGCTCTAGCCAGACCCGATGTATCTCCGATAGCGCAGTCCTACGATGCCCGAGTCGGAAAACCCGGAGCGTTTAAGGAAGAAGTCATTCGGCGTGGACAGTATTACGAGAACGTCCACAAAGTATCTCCCCCAGTCAGCCAATTGGTGAGTGAGATCTTAAACCTCGTGGGAGCTTCTCCAGCCCAGCAAGGCGCGGGAAATACTCTTCAAGGACAGCAGCAGGCAAGCCAAGTTGTTCACAATCAGCAGCAAAAACCAGTAATCCCATCATTCTCGGGAGCTTCTGCGGGTAAATCACCTGCGAAGAAGATTCCTACGTCCGTTGAGGACTTGAGAAAGATGCGACAACAACTTTCAAACCAAGGCTAACACCTTAAGAGGATTTCATCATGGCTACTACAAGAACATTCCAAGATATGCTTAACGAATACCTTCCCAACAAATTGTTGAAGGAAGAAATGGTTAAGCGTGATTACATTTTAACTAACGTAGAAAAAGACGACAGCTGGAAAGGCGGAAAGATCAAAGTTCCGTTTAAAGCCGCAGGCGCGTCTTCAATCAAAATGGGCGGTTTGACCGCAGCCAACGATATCTCTGAAGACCTAGATATCCGTGGTTCAATCGATGATTACAAGGAAATGTGGGGATCAATGATCTTCAATCAGCGCGATCTTATGGATCACTCTGGTCGTATCGTTGAAGATTCTTTCCTTAAGATCTTGCCAGACCAAGTTGACGACTTCATGGATGTCATGAAAATGACTACTTCCATCCAGTTGGGAACAGGTCCTTCATTCGCAAAATCAACTTCTGATGCAGGACTTGCTTCCGGTATCGTTGAAGTTGACCACGTTGACCGTTTTCAGTTGGGCATGAAAGCTCAGATTGACGATGACAACAGTGCGCCACTTGATGTTTACGTCATCGCAATCGACGTAAATGCCGGTGCATCTGGCAACGGTACAGTTACTTTCTCTGCAACTCGCGGCGGCGCTTTTGTCGATTTGTCTGCCTACACGGTAGCTCAGAACGCGAAGTTCTACACTGATGGCGCACAGGCAAACGCGTTCACTTCTATCCGATCAGTTCTTTTGTCTGCTGCAAATGGCGGATCTGCAACTGTTCACGGTCAATCAAAAGTGGCGTACCCATTCTTGCAAGCCGTAAACGTAAATGGATCTTCAATCACAGCAACAAACATCTTGGATAAGTTGTTTGACGCCTACACAACTGTCCGACGTAAAGCTAAAGGTAAAGCTGACCGCTTCCTGATGTCTTACAAAAATTTCGGTTCAGTTTTGAAAGCTGTTGAAAACAAAGCCAACGGCGCAGCAAACTGGAATGTTTCATCAGAAGGCAAAAAAGCTTCTATCTACGGATGGGATGAAATCGTAATCACTTCAGTCAAAGGAACACTGACAGTTGTCGGTATCCAAGAGTGGGATGACGACGTAATCGCAATCATGGATATGAAATCAATGGTCTTCCGATCAAACGGTTTCTTCCAAAAGCGTAAAGCCCCAGATGGAAAAGAATACTTCGAAGTTCGTAACACTACGGGCTACCAGTATCTCTTGGATATCTGTCTGTTCGGAGAGCTTGAAATCAACAAGCCAGGACACAACGGTATCATCTACGGAATCAGCTACTAAGGCTCAACTCTAGGGGGAGGAAACTCCCCTTAGTTTTTTCGGAGGTACCATGGGACAAATGCCCAATGATAATGCTGATGTAAAAACGGCCACGGAGCTTTTAAAAAGTCATGGCAGCGAATCAGTAAAGCAGCATCTCGTTTTAGACGGCCAAGGTCGTCCATTTCTTATTTTTACAACGTACATCGGAGCGGAAGAGGGCGATCCTTGCACTGTTGATGAATACGTTTATGCAGGCCCCATTTCCACACAAATTATCGCGCGCCAAGAGCGTGTGTATAAGTGGAAGGCAGCGTGGGACTCTCTTTTCACTTTTGATCCAACAGCTTCGTATGATCCTGATGGAGATGGTCAGTTATGATTTTCACAAAACACCGATTTGAAATTTGGAACGGTCTTCAGCATCCCTTCAAACACACACTCGGTGATTTTTCGTATGTCAACCCGGCAGCGCCGGGATCTACGACTGTGGAAGGTGCATTTAATTGGATCTTCGCAGTCCTTTACCCGAATACAAAAGCTGCGGTAGCTACGCCCGCAGCACTCCCCGCTGTGGGGAATACGCTGAATGACTACCGCGTAGTGCTTGATGACGGTGACGGTAAAGCTGCAGCTTATCGTTGGGAGCAGCGTGAGGGCGAGGCAACTCCCACTTGGCATAAAATCTACGACATGGATTGGGGTCAAGACTCCATCTTGTCAGCGTTCCAAGAAACAACTCAAGATCTTTACGTTTGGAAAAACGGAAGAGACGAAGTTGATGGCGGAGGATCTGTCATCACTGGTCTTTTTGCAGGCCAAACAATTTATGGCGGCGTGAGTGCCAATACAAATCTCACACTTCGAGCGAACTCAGGCGATGGCGTCGGACCTAGCACAGGATTTGTGCAAGCGGATGACATATTCAGACCTGCGGTTCACAATACCTACGATCTAGGTACGAATACTTTTAGATGGAAAGATATTTATGCTCAAAGCTCCGCTGTAATCGGCACCCTGAGCATAGTAAGTGGGTCTATTACAGATTCAAGCGGAGCTATCTCTTTTGGCAATGAAAACCTGACGACGACTGGGAATATCACAGGCGGTACGATCACGGGCACTTCATTGATTGCTGACAACGGACCTGATTCGGTGACTCTGGTTCCCGGCAGCTATGCGGATACAACTGGAACGGTTTCTTTCGGTGCGGCCAATCTAGCCACGACGGGTACTTTGGGAGCCGGAGTCACCACTTTAACTGACGGCGGATCAACTCTCGTGTTTGACCCGCTTGTAGCGGGAAAAGGTTCTATCACTTCAAGCACAGGCACAATTAACTTTGGAGATGAAAACCTTGAGACGACAGGGACTTTTGCAGTTGGGACGATCACCGCTACACAGCTTGATGTGGATAATATTCGTCTTGATGGCAATACTATCTCTATTACGAATTCTAACGGAAACTTAATTCTTGCAGCTAATGGTACAGGGATTGTTGACGTGCAAAGTGTGCTTACCACACTTGGGGTAACTGCAACTGGCACCGTTTCTGTCACGGGCCAACTCAATATTGATAACTTCAGACTTGATGGAAACGTCATCTCAACAACAAATCTAAACGGAGATATTTCGCTCACGCCAAACGGCACAGGCCAAATTATTTCTTCAGCGACTGTGAAGCCGAGTGCAAGTAACACTTTGGATTTGGGTGCTTCGGGCGCAAATTGGAAAGACCTCTACCTTCAGGGGGCAATCACCAATGGTACTAATAATATTGCTCTTTCTACCGTTCTTTCTCTTCGCAGCAGCGTTTGGCGGGATCTTGCTCAAACACTTCCCGCGCAAGCGGGAGATACTCTTTTCTGGGACGCTGTTAATAGTGTCTGGCTTGCTAATCATCCTGATACTGAGATTACTCACTCTGAGCTTACAGGACTTACAACAGGAGACGCAGGGCATACTCAATTTGCGATGCTGGCGGGAAGAGCGGGCGGGCAGACCTTGCAAGGCGGAACAGCAGCCTCTGAAACGCTAGTTTTAGAGAGCACAGCGCATGCGACAAAAGGCGACGTTCTTACAAAAGATGACTTTTTACCGTTTACCAATGCTAGTTTTTCGGGCACTTGGTCAGGACTTGATCTCGGGGACGCAACCCACTACTTCCGAGATCTTTACACAAAAGGTGAAGCGAAGGGTCTGCGATTTGAGAACTTCACAGTGGCAACTTTGCCTGCGAGTTCTGCGCAAAATGTTGGTCGCGTCGTTTACGCCACTGACAATACAAAAGCTTATGTTGATACAGGCTCAGCCTTTAAAGTGCTGGGCGTTTCAAAATTTAGCTCTGACACTTCTTGGAACGGCTCTGACATCACAAAATCTGTGACAGTAAGTGCGAGTGTGAGTGATGCTAGACTCTGTATGTGGCAACTAAGAGATAACGCAAATAACTTTGAGATTATTTTTGCAAATATTACTACACCGAACGCGACCACTGTTCAAATCGACACGAATGTTGCTTTGCCAGTTGGATCATACCGATTGATTGGTCTTGAATAAAAGGAGTTTTAGATGAAGGTTTTTGGACAGCTTGAAAAAGCACAGCTTGAGAATACGACGTCAGATACGGGTACTTTGCCAAAAGGGATGATCACTTACAGAACTGATTTGAACCTCCCAAAAGTTTCTGACGGCACAAGCATGATCACACTCGCTGATGCGAGCTCTGCACAAACTTTCACCAACAAAACTTTAACTTCCCCGGTACTTACCGGGCCACAGGTCACTTCTGGCGGACTTCTACTCACACAGATTGCGACACCTTCGACACCGGCTGCGGGTGTGAATAAGCTTTATCCGAAGTCTGACAAACAGCTTTATATCCTGGATGAAACAGGGCTTGAGACGCAAGTGGGATCAGGTGGGGGCGGAGGAGGTAAGAATTACCTTCAGACCGTGAACAATATCAACGGAAATGGAAATTTTGATCTAGGCTCAACGACCAAGTGGTCTTTGTTCAATACGACACTCACTTCTTTGATCCCAACAGGATCAATCACTGCGGGCGCTGGCTCTCTCACAACTTTTACGGCAACAACTTCCGGCAAGCTTGCTGGAACTTACTCTTTGTCAGTCGGAGGATCAGGCGCGATCACCGCAGGGCAAGGTTTCTTATCAGACGCAGTTACGTTTGACCTAGAAGACCAAGTCAAGGTTTGTGCGTTTGAGTTCTCTTACCAAGCAGTCTCTGGAACGATGAATTTCTCAGGAACTTCAGCGAACACTTGGGCTGTTTACCTTCATGACGGTACAAACTGGATACAGCCAGCGGGTGTGTACGGCATGACCCAAAGCTCTGGCGTCGGCACTTGCCGAGGAACTTTCCAAACAACCGGAGCGACTTCTTATCGCTTAGCAGTTATCTGCATCAATGCAACTGGCGGTGCGGCTTCAATGCTTTTTGATTCTTTCAAGCTCGGACCTCAAGTTATTGTGCAAGGAACTCCGGTCACTGACTGGGTTGATTACACGCCTACTACTCAAGGTTTTGGAACCCCTACCATTACGCAAGCCCAATGGAGACGTGTGGGTGGGGATATAGAAATCAAAGTAAAGCTGACAACCGGAACTACGACTGGAGTCGAAGCTCGCGTTGGCTTGCCTACAGGAGTAACATCTGCTTCGACAGTGCCGACACTAGCTCCAGCAAATGGCTTTTATCTTAGAGGTGCAGCGTCGGTATCCCACGGCGGATCTATGTTGATTGAGCCGAGTGTTACTTATTTAACTTTCGGACCTGTTACGACCTTCGGATCAACTTCTTCTATTGGGCTCGCGAAAGAAAACGGGAATGCAATTATTAGCTCAACTGAGATTCTTGCCTTCACGGCGAAAGTTCCGGTACAAGGCTGGTCATCAAATGTTCAAATGTCTCAGGACACGGACACAAGAGAAGTTTCTGCGAGATACACAAACACCGCAGGCACAAGCATCGCCAATTCTGGCGACATCAATATGCCTTTTGCTACAAAAGCGTACGATACACACAACGCTTGGAACGGAACTCAGTACGTTGTCCCGGTGTCGGGACGCTACAGAGTCGCAGCAACGGCGTATTTCACAGTGCAAACTTACGCAGTAGGAAATCAAGTCTACTCCCTGCTCTATAAAAACGGAGCGCTTTACGGCGTAGGTTCAAAAGAATCAGTTGCGACAACATCGAGCAATCCAACAACCGTGCTAGCACAAACTGTAGACTGCGTTGCAGGAGACACGATTGAAATCAGACTCAACAACAATAGAACAGCTGGCGCCTCCACATTATCTACAGTCGCTGGGTCCAACACTGTTCAAATTGAAAGAGTTTCTGGCCCTTCAGTGATCGCGGCGAATGAGACAGTGGCAATTAGATGTTCAAACACTGCCGGAACAAGCATCACGAATACCGGAAGTGATGTGAATATTCCTTTCGCTACGAAAGCGTTCGACACGCATGGGGCGTACAACACAAGCACGGGAATCTTCACGGTTCCAGTGGCAGGGAAATACTTGATTTCCTCATCCATAAACTACGCCTCAAGTTTGGCTTGGGCAGCGAACAACGCAGTCGGGTTGTCCATCTACAAAAATGGATCAAGAACAGTGCAAGGACCTATCCTTACAATCACCGGAGCATACACAGGATACGCGGGAGCAACGGCTTCTGATCTGATTGATTGTGTGGCTGGAGATACTTTGGAAGTCAGATCTTCCAACACCAGAACAGCGGGCGCGGCCACATTATCGACAAATGCGGGATACAATCACGTCGAGATTGAAAGAGTTGGTTTCTGATGAAGTACGGCTCTCGTAAATTTATTCTAACAATTACAATCATGGCGCTCTCAGCCCTCCTTCCTCTCGCGTACAAGTACGTGGGAGTGGGAGATGCGGTCACCATGACAGTTCTTGGGATTTTGGCGGGAGTGGGAACAGCTTACGGCTTTATAAACCTGAAAGCTAAGGAACAAAATGTTGAATAAGGTTGTTGAGATTTTCGTAGCTTTTCTTGCTCTGGTCGGAGTTAGCACACTTGTGTTTAGAAAAAAGACTGTGACTCCTGAAGAGTCGAAAAAAGAAGTTGAAGAAATTAAATCTAAAATTGCGGAGGAAGTGAATGAAACATCTACTTCTGATCTTGTTGCTGACTATAACAAGCGTCACGGCAAAGGCTGAGGCCATTGTCGAAGTTAAAAAATCCCAGCCAGCACCTTTTAAGGGTGTGCTTATGCCTGACAGCGATTTCAAAACTCTCGTGATTGCTGAGAAGCAAGTCCCTGAATTAGAACAAGCTCTTCAGACAAAGTCTTATCAATTGATGGTTTTGCAAGAAGAGTCTCAGACAAAGCAAAACTGGTTCTTCGCAGCCGGTGTTTTGCTTGGTGGGTTTATCGGATGGCAGGTAGCTAAATAATGCCGGTTTTAAGTAAATCCTCAGACGAAAAGCTCAGAACTTGCGATGATCGAATTCAGAAGATTATCCGCGAAGTCGTAAAACATTACGACTGCACAGTTCTTTGCGGCTTCAGGGGAAAAGATGATCAGGATCAGGCTGTGAGAGAAGGAAAATCTAAACTCTCGTGGCCTAACTCTGTTCACAACAAACTGCCGTCAAAGGCTGTGGACGTAATACCTTACCCTGTTGACTGGAACGACATGAAACGATTTATGCATTTCGCAGGCTTCGTTCAGGGCGTAGCCTCACAGATGGGGTACAAACTTCGCTGGGGCGGGGATTTTAATTCTGATCTTAACTTTAAAAATGACAGCTTCTTTGATGCCCCTCACTTTGAGCTTGTAGGAGATTGATATGATTATTCTAAGTAAAGGCTTCAAGCTTCCAGAGACGGGTGACTTCGGAGACGTTTGGTTCCCGGCGCTGGAAGATAATATCCAGCAGCTAAACGACCATGACCATAACGGCGTGAATTCCCCAAAGATTTCAGCCGTAGCACTCACAGGCTACGTTGACACAGTTCTTCAGGCGGCGTTCATCGACCAAGGTAACGGCTACTACCGAGCTCTGATCTCAGTTCCTGGCGGTCTCACTGTTGATAACTTTGTGATCACTGTCAAAGATCCGACGACCAAAGATATCATGTACCTAAAACAAGAAAAATTTAACGCAAGCTCTTACTACCTGTTCACAAACAGTCCTCAAAACGTAGAGGTTTATTACGGCGTATGATTCAAACACAGCCGCTTGAAGTCGGAGATTTCTCACTAGGAATTACTGACTACTATATTGATGGTGATCCAAGAGCGGCTAAGACGCTGGGGAATTTATTTCTCACGCCCAACAAAAAGCCCAGAACTCGTTGGGGCTCGATCGTTATCAACGACCAGTTACCGCTCGGAAGCTTCCGCATCAACAAAATGGCGGAGCTTCAAGGCACACTGCTTGCGTTCCAAGATAAACGTGCTTACTACGACGTAGCAGGGACGTGGACTGAGATCACAGGGCCAACATCTGGGCCGTTGATGCCTTTAGGGGATTCAACGTCTACGATCGTAGAGTCCGAGTGGCAGGGTCACTTATTCTTTACGAGTGACTCATTCTGCCAGCCGCAAAAAGTGTACGTTGATGGCTCAAGCACGTTTCAAGCAAGAAACGCGGGCCTTCCGCTTATTTCCTCAGGATACTCGATCACAAATCCTACAGGGGTAGGTCAAAGTTATCTGTACGCTTTTGTTATCTCTTACACCTACACAGTGGGAACTGTGACGTTCCTTGATAGATCAGCTGTGAACTACTACGGAACAACTGTCACGGGCGGCACGATCACAGGCGGAAACGGGGCCCTCATCACTCTGCCTACGCTCTACACGCCAGCGAATAACTGGGACACGGCAAATTGGAAAGTAGAAATTTATCGCACAGTCACGACCGGAGACGTTTTCTTTAAAGTTGCAGAGGTAGCTTTTGGGACCGTGTCGTACAATGACGAAGTCACAGACGCAGTTCTTCAGGCAAATGAAACGCTCTACACGACAGGAGGTGTGGCCTCAAACAGCGCCCCGCCACTGGCTAAATATGTTCACGTCGTGAATGACTACGGTTACTGGGCAAATATCAAAGAAGGCACTGAGCTTCTTTCATACGAGGTTCGTCAGAGTAAGTCAGGCGATCCAGATAGCGTGCCTGAAACATTCTCGGCACAGGCCGAACAGCCTATCAAAGGGCTGTCTAGCATCTACGATAGGCCTATGGTTTTCTGCGATAAATACATCTACCGCATAGATAACTTCTACGCTGACGATGGTACAGGCGGGATGATTCTACGTCGTATTGACGACAGATCAGGCTGTGTAAGCCATCAAAGTATTGTGCGCACGCATCTTGGAATTTTCTGGGCCGGGGACACAGGCTTTTACTGGTCTGATGGCTTCAGAGTCGTTTGCATCTCTGACCATTTAAATGAGGTGTACAAATCAATCGTTCAAACAACTCTTAAACAGAAACGCATCTGTGGAACATTTGATCCAAGCTCTCAGAGAGTTTACTGGACAGTGTCTCGTGATGACGGCACGGGTGAGAACGACGCGATTTACACACTTGATTTAAAATTCCCTTTCTTGCCGTCTGGAGACGTCAAAGGAGCTTGTTTTACAACAATGGAAGATAACGGCAGTGGCTCATTTAAGCCTACGCAAGTTCTTCGCATCGGAAACTACTTCTACCGGGGTGATTCTCGCGGGTACGTTCTAAAGCATGGAGTTGAGTACGTCACAGACCCTAAAATTAACACTGCGGTTGCATCTGAAGATTGGGAGCTTGAGACTATCATTCACGTGTATGAATCATGCTTCTTAGACTTCGGCTCAAAGTTTTACCGCAAGTTCGTCCCACGAATTCTGATCTCAGCTGACAATACAACGAATCTATCACTCGCAATTGGCTCATCAAACGATAACAACCGAGTGACCGGAGACTTGAAGCCTATTCGTTATAAAAATAACATCTCTTGGGGTGATTCTTTACCGCTTTGGGGCGATCCATCAGCACTTTGGAATTCACAAGGGTTGATTGAAGAGTGGCGAAGGTTCCCAGCAGGTGGGCTTCGCTGCAATTACAAGCAAATAATTTTACAGAATGCTCAAGTGCGAATCGTCGATTCTACTCTTCTAGGGACGGTGACTGTCAATAGTATTGCAAAAACCGCGACCTTGGGCGGGTCCTATAATTGGCTGCAAAATATCGTTGATTACTACATTAGCTTTGAGCAAGATGGATATTCCCGCGAATACAAAATCCTTTCTCACACGCCCACCACACTCATCTACGAAGACACCCTCAACGCCTCTCCCTCAACAGCGGGCCCATGGAAATGGTCCATCACTGGAAAGCCTAAAGGCGAAGTGCTTCTTCTCAATGGGTACGTTATCCATTGGTCATATCTCTCAAAATCCCACACTCCGTTCTCATCTTCTTCTCTTGGAGGTAACCCTTCGTGAAGACGCTGAAGAAAGTGGACCTTTTATTTCGAGAAGTGGTTGACCCGGTAGCACAAGAAAACTTCTACCGGCTAAAAAACTATATCGAAAATCTCACACTTTCAGGAGGCGTTGGTCCTCAAGGACCACAGGGACCAGCGGGTCCCGCAGGGGCAGACGGCTCCCCTGGCGCTTTAGAGATTACAAAGATTGCGGGTGAAACTATCTCTGCAATAAAGGCTGTTTACGCTGATACGAATACAACAATAAAGCATTCTGACAAGTCCGTTGCGGGCCGTCAGTTTTGCATTGGTATCTCAAAGACTGCGGGCATTGCTACTTCGAGCATTGAAGTGATTATTGATGGCGTTTTAACTGACGCCAGCTTCTCAGGATTTACTAGAAACGAGCCTATTTTTGTAGGCTCTAGCGGAGCACTTACCCAGACCCCGCCGACGAGTGGGGTTTTGCTTGAGGTGGGTTACTATTTAGGTGAGAATAAAATTGAAGTTGAAATCAAAAGACCAATAATTTTAGCATAAGAGGTTATTTATGGCAGATAAACCAATACAATTAATCAGCGGAAAACTTACAGAAGTTGAAGCAACGGTAGTTTCCGCAGGTGCAGGAGATGCAGGCGAATTAGTAGCTCTCGATGCTTCAGGCAAACTAGATCTATCAGTTTTGCCAACAGGTATCGGCCCGGATGTCGCAAGCATTGTTTCCTCTGAGAACTTGTCAGCAGGGGACTATGTAAACATCTATGACAACGCAGGAACTCCAACAGTTCGTTTGGCCGATAACTCAAACAACAGACCAGCAATGGGCTTTGTTTTATCATCTGTCACTTCTCCGGCAGCAGCATCTGTTTACTTTGAAGGTGGAAACACGGGACTCAGCGGGCTCACAGTAGGAGCCAGATATTACTTGGGTACAGCTGGAAATGCAGTAACCACTCCTCCTGTATCTCCTGCTATTTTCAGTCAGTTCCTTGGGATTGCTGTAAGTGCTACGACAATCAATACAGACATTGATGACGAAGTGGTACTCGCTTAATGATTCAAATACCGCTTATCCTTAAAGACGGTAAGATTTCACAGTTGCCCGTTGGTGATTCAATCAGCGGGGCCGCTGTACCGGTAAGTGTTAAGATCGATTATCATCTTGCGGCTTTGGCTGCGCATGACAGGATCGCTGCAATAAACTACGCAGACGCGGGACTAAGAACTCAAAGAATTTCTGATATCACCTACACCAGTGCTTTGTTCCCTGACTCTGATATCGTAGCCACTGTTGATTACCTAGATGCCGGAACAATGAATCAAAGAATTGATAAAATTGAGTTTGTCGGTTCAGTTTTTTCGCCTGATAGCTTGAGAAAAGTTTTTACTTACACTTTGTCAGGGATAAAATACAGACCTACAAATTTCTATTACGAATTATTTTAAGGGAGATTTATGAGATATTTACAGGCCGATCTACTTGACGATGTAGTAAGCAGCTACGACCAAACAAAGACAACAATCCAAGGTCGTGCGTTTTCTAAAACAGTGGACAGCAAAACTGCTCTCGGTCCTCCGCTTAATAAATTCTTAGACGTTCAGACTGACGCCGGGGTAACGCCTGTTGCGAATAACATGTACCTAACTTCTAACGGAAGACTTTTCATGCTGGGCGCTGAGGCGGGCTCCGCAACTCCATTGATTTTATACACCGTAAACTACGCAACAGGCGCATATACCTACGTAGGACGAGTAAATATAAGCCTTCCCGACGTTGCAGCGACTACAACTATCTACCGATCAATAAAGGTTGTTGATACAGGAACGACCGGCTGGAAAGTATTTATTACGACGACTGGTTCGGTTGTCATCAACGGTGGAACAATGCTTGTGAACAACTTAGCATTGGCAGATTTTGTTCCGATCGGTTTTCCTACAATCCCATTCGCAACGGGCAACGATCATAAGGCAGTTTACTTTTTACAAGATCCTTCAAACCTTGGCTCTTTGCACATAAACAGCAATATATCTTCGGCGGGTGCGGCTATGGATTTTGCCAACAACCGCTTATACGTACACAACGGCGTGTCTGCGACCCATCAGTATTATGTTTTTAACACCGCAACCGCTCCAACATGGGCAAGTTTTGCGGTCACTGGAACTGAGGCAACCAACTTAATCAATCACGCGGGACATTCTTTTGTAGCAGGGGATCAAGTTACGTTTTCAGCACTCACGGGAGGAGCAGGTTTTACAGTTGGAACTACTTATTTTGTTGTGTCTCCTGTTGCTGGAGTTAGTTATCAACTATCCGCTACAACAGGCGGTGCTGCGATCAACTTCACGACTGATATAAGTGCGGCGACAATTGGTCGGGCGTTTGGTCAGACAGGTTCTAACTTTGTTCATAAGACGGGCAACTTACCGGCACTGGCAGGTACTTTGTTGATCACTGACTCTGAAGACTTTGCGCAACCTCTACACGGACCACTGAGTGGCTTTGATTGTGTTTTCTTTGGAACTACTTCTGGTATGTACTTAGGGAAGCTTTCTGAGCTAACAAGTGGCGTAACTTCTTGGCCATCTCTTGCAACGGTAAACTTACTCGGAACTGCCAATCAAATTGTCTTACCTGCTCCGACGTACATGGCATGGTCAAACGTACTAGATAGAGCAATTTGGACAAATGGCTTGGTTTTCGTCATGAAGCAATTTGTGAACAACTCGATTGATGCAATTTTCGGTGGAACGAATAACAAATACTTTGAGGGACTAGTTGGAAATGATGCGGTTGAATTTCAGCCAGCAGCAGCCATCGTAGCTCTAGATGTGGAGAGCGGTTGGATCGCAATTTCCAACGTAACTGTTGGTCAGCGCGGAATTATGCTGGCTGATTTAAGATCAGAAGCTCAATTTAATTATTCGTACATTGTTACAAAAGTCTTAGACACTCCGGCCACGGTTTTAAAGTACATCACAACAATCGATGCGCTTTATGACTTCACAGGATCGCTTGAGGTCTACTACCGAACAAGTGGTTTTGGGTCTATATCCGGTGGATGGACACCATGTCCGTTTGCTGAGGATTTGACAGCACTTGCTTCTAGTGCCCAGATTCAATTTAAAATTCTATTCACGACGCTTGGTCTTGATACTTCAATCCCAGCACAGCTTTGTGACTTCTTCTTAGGGTATGAGTCTTTGACTGATAACTCTGAGAACTGGGAACTGAGCGTTGATAACTCAGATAATGGAAACCCATCAAGGACTGCGTTTAGACTAAAAACAGCTTACGCAAGTTCGGTCCCAACTCTTCACTACAGAGCTTACGATTTAACAAATGTTCTTTTGATTGATCACACAACAGTAGCAAACGCCGCGCGATTTGAGTACTCAACAAACGGCGGTACAAGTTGGCTTGCTCTTGGAACAATCCCGAACACCGTTGGAACGCTTGTAAGGTACACATTCTCGACGCCTCCTGGAGTAGACATCAGACCAAGCATTAAGGAGACATAATGGACATTTTAACCTCCTCAGGTGCCTACCAAGGGACGTATCAAATACAGGAAGTTGTGGTTGACCCACACTTCCAGCTTTGTGCGGTCGCCAATATTAACGCGAGTAATATGCTAGAGATAACTTTTTGGCTAAATAAGGATGGCTTGAGGGCGGATTCAAACCTAGGACAAGCCACTTATGTTGTTCGCGACAAAGCAGGAAACCTAGTCTCTGGCTTGAGCCAATCAAATATTTCCCCTGACGGAAACGGCTACTACCATACGACAGCGGTTTCAGCGGCTTTGATCTTTGATCTAAACCACTACGTTTTAGAGTTAAATATCCCATACGACGGCGTTGGAAAAGAAGGCAGCATTGGCCTTGTGGCAGGAGACTAATTGAGAAAGATTCGGCACCTTGCTAGCAGTGAGTACGTGATACCAGTCAACAGGGCTGCGCCTGGCTTAGTTGCGTTGTCGAATCAGTATAACTGCTACCTTGAAAGAATTTGGGGCCAGTCCGACGAGCAGGTTGTGTCGGTAAATCTTCACGCCCGGTTTAATACAAGCACCATGAACGGTATTGAGATTGAGACGAGTCTTTTTAAAAACAAAGTAATTACATCAAGTTTGGTGTCGACAAAGCTTTACGTTTTAGCTGACAGTGGTTTTGCAAAAACATTCATCACGGATGTCACCATGACTGAAACGTCTACAGGTGTTTTCACGGGCACTGTGAATCAGACAACGCTTGCTCTGAATGAGCTCTCGGGAAGAGAGACCTATTTTGTAGAGTGCAAGTTTACGAGAATAAGAAAGAAATACTCCAAAGGTGTGTATTTTAACCATTTGGGTATTTTTGATTCGGTTAATAGACTTCGTCACGAAACAGAGCTTCTCCAAATAACAAAGGTGGATTTCTAATGAAATTCGTTTTTGTTAACGACAACAAAGTGAAAAAGAAAGAAGAGACAACCGAAGAGCTTGCGTTTCTGGAAGCGGCTCACTTTCAGCAAATTATTTGCGTTGACGGGATGTCGCCAGAACCGGATGTCGATTGGGTTTGGGATAGAGGTGTTTTTTATAGAGACATTCCATCTGTGACCCCCAGACAGATCAAACAAGCTTTAATATTGAGTGGTATTTTTCTTTCGCAAATTGATGAGGCCCTTGATACTTTGCCTGAACCCACAAGAGGTTTGGCAAAAGTTGAATGGCAGGAGTCAGTTGCGTTTGACAGGCGTAGGCCTCTTGTGGCGCAAGTGGGTATAATGCTTGGATGGACGCCTGAGCAGTTAGACAACCTTTGGATTTTTGCTGGGAGTATTAAATGAAGAGTATAGTCTGCGGGGCCTCACGGCCAATAAAATGGAAACCACTAGCGGCGGCCATTATGTGGTGGGAAGAGACAGACGCATCTCATTTGTACTTTTATATCAAACGCTCTTCCGGTGTCCATTTGCTTTATCAGGCAGTGGGTAGCGGGACTGAGTTTGAGGGGTATCAAAGATTTCTATCTATTAATAAGCCTGTTTATGAAAAAGAAATTGCGATGACAGACGCGCAGTTCCAGAGTTTACTCGATTACTTAATTCCAAGGCTTAAAACAAAGTACTCCGTAAAGCATCTAATAGGGCTTTTTATAAAAAGAACAGTTTACTACTGGTTTAAAGCTGTGATCCCGAACTATTTCTCAGACAAAGATGCCAGCGAAGTATGCGTTGAAGCTTTGTTTACAATGGTTGAAAAACAGAAAATAATGGCTTTAGCTGAGAACCCGGAAGACATGGGAATTTGCGAAGCGCTAAAAGCGTTGAAGCTTATGCCCGGCAAGGAGCTCCTCGTATGAGATATTGGACTTGGGCTGAGATCAAAACAAAAATTGAGCAGGAGTGCGATCTTGAGGACGAAGACTTCGTTAGAGAGTCAGAGCTATTATCTTATGCAAATGAGGCTATTGATGAGGCAGAGGCTGAGATTCACGGCCTGTACGAAGACTACTTCCTAAAGCCCGTAGATATCCCAGTGACTGTAGGGGATGAACTCATTTCCATCACTGACAATATTCCTGATATTTATGCTGATAAAATCAGACGAATCATTTTCACACTGACTGGATCTACAACAACTTACCCTGTTACGCGTTTAAAGGACTGGCACAAATTTGAGCAAAAAGCTGTCTTTGATACTCAGTCAACGACAGATCTTTACCAGTATTTCCCGATCAACTCTACACCTGGAAACCCGCAGATTATGCTTGTCCCAAAGATGAGAGAATCAGGGACGCTGAAGGTTTGGTACTTGCGAAACGCCAATCGTTTGACGGTGAGTACTGATATTTGTGACATCCCGGAATTTGTGAACTTCGTAATGGCTTTTATGAAAGTGAAAGTCTACCAAAAAGAAGGACACCCAGGACTGGACGAAGCGACAGCAAAGCTTGAGCAGCAACGTCAGCAAATGACGAGTTCTCTTCAGGCCAGAATTCCTGATGCCGATAACGGCTTAGAGATGGATATGTCTTACTACGAGGATATGAGCTGATGTTAAGTCATTTCGGAAGCTATATTTACGAACGTCAAAATAAGTCGATCATCGAAGATGAGGACGGGTTTGCCACGTATTACTTCGTAGAAGGGCTTTGCTACATTGAGGACATTTACGTTGTACCGGCAAAGAGAAAATCTGGGATTGCTGCAAAATATGCTGATCAAATTGCAGCTGAAGCAAAACTTAAGGGTGCAAAGGCGTTGATTGGGACTGTAAAGCCCTCAACGCAAGGATCAACAGAGAGTCTTAAAGTGTTACTTGCGTATGGCTTTAGACTTGAAACATGTGTGCAAGACTTTATATTTTTTAGAAAAAACTTGGAGGCTTAAATGGGTGGCGGCGGACTTGGCGGAGTTCTAGATTCAGCAGTGGGTGTAGTGACCGGAGGATCTTGGACTCCAGGCGGAAAAGGCTATCTTCAAGGGAACGATCCTATCAAGGCGTGGACAAACCTAGTTCCCGGTCTTGGTGGGAAAAGCCCTACGAATGCGAATAACACTCAAATTGATATGTTTGGCCGCCCGATCCTTGAAGACTTTAAGTCAAACATCGATCCCGCAACCGGGCTCATGAAAGAGCAGTACAACGTCAAAGACACCTACGACCCACGAGCCATCAACTCAATGCGAGAGACCGCACTCAGAGCTCCAGGTGAACAAAGCAAATGGGCTGAGATGGCACAAGCCAACGCAGGCAACCAGATCGCCAAGCAACAAGCCGGCCAGCTTGCAGGAGCGCAGAGCGGGCTTGCAATGCAAGGCGGGCTCAGAACGGGGGCGCGTGAGCGACTCGCTTCGCAGTCAATGCAATCAGGACTTATGAATAAGCAAAATGCATTTAACCAGATTGCGGGACAAGACGAGCAAAATCGTCTTGGTCAACTGG